TGCTTGTGCTTGAGCATTAAGAACAACGGGGGTGTCTACCCTTCCTAGTGGAGACACCCCCGTTGTTCTTAATGCTCAAGCACAAGCAGAGCAAACTGCACAGTCAACAAGAAATAGAGTAAGAGATCAACAGCGTGCTTCAAATGCTCCAGATAACGATGAGTTAGGAAGAGCAACCCAAGGAGAAGGTAGGCAGCAAAATTAATAAAGTTAGATATAATATAATTTAATTGTTATGATTATTAATAAAGCACATTTCGATGTAGATGGAGACAGTCTCCGTCTTACTATGCCTATTGCTAAAGTAGATGAAGAACGTAGAGTAGTTAGCGGATTCGCCACCCTGGACAACATAGATCGTCAAGGTGACATTCTTTTATCAGAAGCATCAAGAAAAGCCTTTGAGAATTTTAGAGGAAATGTCCGTTTGATGCATCAACCAATTCCTGCTGGAAAAGTTATTTCCTTCCGAGAAAATTCTTTCTATGATCAAGAAACTGGAAAAACGTACAGCGGTATATTCGTTGACGCATACATCTCTAAAGGTGCAGAAAATATTTGGCAAATGGTTCTAGATGGTACCCTTACAGGTTTTTCAATCGGTGGCAGAATTGTAGATTTTGAAAATAAGATGGACGATCAAGATGCTGATAGTGGCGCAGTAAGGGTTGTAAAAGAATATGAACTTATGGAACTCTCTCTAGTTGACAGCCCCGCCAATCAATTTGCTAACATTTTCTCTATTCAAAAATTAGGTGATGAAATCGTTACATCTGGAATTGCAACAGAATTTTCTACAGAAAATGTTTTTTGGTGCGCCTCAGACAAGATTGCCTTGACAGAAAAATCTGACTCTGCGGACTGCCCAGTTTGCCAAAACTCTATGAATGAAATCGGTTGGGTAGAATCAACGGATGTAAAGAAGAATGAAGAGGTTGGAAGACTTGTAGATGGCTTCATTTCAAAGGCAGACTCAGTAAGAGTAGGAGATTTTGTATCATGGGGTTCAAGCGGTGGAACGGCTAGAGGAAAGGTAGAAAGAGTTGTACGATCAGGCTCTATTGATGTTCCTGGCTCAGACTTTACCATTAACGCAGAAGAAGGAAATCCTGCTGTTTTAATTAGAGTTTATCGTAAGGGTGCCGATGGATGGGCTCCTTCAGATACAAGGGTTGGTCACAAGATGAGTACTCTTAGAAGAATCTCTGCTCTAAGTGCTAAGATGCACGATGAAGACATGGAGGACGAGGATCTAGAAAAAGAAACAGTAACTAGTGAAAATACTCCTGCTCGTAATGCACAGCAAGGTTTGCCTGGAGGAATTCCAAAGGCTCCACGAAAGAAAAAGCGTATGTACCGCAAAGATGAAGGTATGGTTAAGTCTGGAGACTATGTAGTATTTTCAGACAATGCAAAACTTTCTAAGGGCCGTGTGGATGTTATTGATACAGAGAAAGCAGCGGTTAGAATTTACAAAGAGGTGGCGGATAACAAGTTCCAGCCAACCAATAACATCGTAACTAAAAATATTACAGACTTAACAAAAATTAAGGTTGCAAGTAAAAAAGCATTAGAGAAGTCATTATCAAATGAAGATATTGATCATCTAAATACCTTAATTTCTCAGCATAATGAAAAATATGGTAATGTTGATTCTAAGAATGTCTCATTCGATATGCTGCGTAAGGTTTTTGAGCGCGGCATAGCAGCATTTAAGGCTAACCCAGAGATGCAAAAATCAGATGAGTATTCTCCTGAGCAATGGGCGTATGCAAGAGTTAATGGATTCTTGCAGGCGGTAAGATCAGGAAAGTTCAACAACAGACCATATGACACAGATTTGTTGCCAAAGGGTCACCCATTGTCAACGAAAAAGTCAGATAATTCAGAGGAAAATGAACTGGCTTTACAAAAACGAGAAGGAGGTGTTGAAATGGCTGACAATAATACAAGCCATGAAGAACTTGACACCGCCGAGGCAACAGACGAGACTTCTGAGGAAGTAACGTTTGAAGTAGAAGAAACTGTAGAGGACGTAGTTACGGAAGCCCTTGCTATGGCTAAGTCCGATGGTGTTGAGGCTGAAGTTGCCGATGATACCACCTCTGAAGTTTTTGACATGGAAAAGGCCCTTGGCGAAGTTAAGTCTTTCGTAGAAGAGACAATTACTAAGTCCATTGAAACTAATACCGAATCACTTGAAAAGTTCTCCAATGCAGTAGTCGAACTTGCTAAGGCAGTTGACGAAAAGATTGGTCAACTTCAATCAAAATATGAAGAGGTTACCAAAAGTTTAGCCGATCTTAATTCTGCTGCTGTAGAAATCGCTAATCGCGTGGAATCAGTAGAAGAAGAAACGGCAATTAAGAAGTCTGGCGAACTGGAATCCAGTATCCCAGAGCAACCCATAATGAAGAAATCAGTATGGGGCGGACGCTTCCTCAGTTCCGCAGAAGTATTTAACTAATTAATTAAAGAAAGAGAGGTGCAAAGAAAAGCATGAGTGACGCAATTAATAAAGCCGCTGCCGCAGTAAATGTTGGTACAGGTGCAATCATCTCAGATCTCGCTTCAAGCGGTGATATGGAGAACTTGACCACCAATCCACTAACACAAAACGGCGGTGTGCTACTTCCAGAACAATCCCGTCGATTCCTTGACTATGTGTTTGATCAGATGGTCTTGGGTAACGATGGGCGTAGACAAGTCATGCGTTCAAATACCGCTGAATTCGATAAGATTCAGGTTGGTACGCGCTTGATCCGCAAAGCATCACAAGCAAGTGAAAACATCTTTGATGCTGGTGCAGGCGAAACAGGTTTCGCAAACCGTGGCGCACAATTCACCAAGGTTGAAATTGTCACTACTAAGTTCCGCTTGGACTACGAACTCTCAACTGAGGCACTTGAGGATAACATTGAAGGCTCCGCCCTTGAAGATCACATTGTCCGCCTAATGGCTGGCCAATTCGGTAACGATCTTGAAGATATCGCCATCAATGGTCTCGCTGCTCAGGGTACTGCATCATACGCTGGTACGACTTACCCATACACAATCGATGGGTTTGTCAAACTTGCTGATGGCGCTGCTGGTGGTACTCACTTTGGTACCGCTGCAACCCTTACCACAGCATCAACATTCTTCACCGCTGCTACCACCGCAGGTCAACTAAAGAGTGGTTCAGCAATTGCCTTCTTTGAGCAACTGTACAACGCATTGCCCCGTAAGTTCAAGGCTCGTCGTCAAGAGTTGAAGTTCTATGCTTCAACAAAGAACGTACAAACCCTACTTACAGATCTCCGCGCAATTGGTTCAGGCGGCGTTCCTGAGGATATCGCTTCTGGTATCCTTCGTGGCGCACAGCCTCGCGTTGGCGGTCCTGCTGGTATGACAACCTCCATCTTCGGTATTCCCGTGATGGAAGTTCCACTATACCCAGACCACTACGTTGACCTTACGTTCCCACAGAACAGAATCTGGGGCTTCCAGAGAGATGTTACTGTACATCGTGAGTTCAAGCCAAAGAAAGACACAGTAGAATACACAGTTTACGTCCGTATGGGCCTCAACATTGAGGAACTTTCCGCAATGGCTAAGGCTAACGCCGTAACTGGATGATAACTTAATAGTTCTTGGTTAGGGGGTCGCATACGCGGCCCCCTTTCCATATTCCAAAATATAGTAAAATATAAATAATTAAATCATGGCGGTGCTGAATGCTTGAATATTTAAGAAAAGATAACTCTCCGTTAACAATATCCTATACGGCGAGTTCATACGCTACTAATGTGTATTTTGAGGCCTATGACCTGGATACAGAAGAGTTTATCCAAAGCGGGGCGGCAACAACTAGCGGGTCCTCTATATATTCAATTACTTTTACAGCAGACTCAACATCATACGATAGAAATATCAAATTAGAAATAATCACAACAAGTTCTGCCAATGCCTACAATGAAATACAAAATATTTCCTTGATAAGACCTTATGCGTCAGTAAGTAGAATTGAGTCTCTGGCTACTATTCCTCCTAATACAGCATCATCTACATTACTTAAATTAGAACGTAGGGCACGACTCAGCCTTAACGCATTTATTGGACATAGTTTTTATAAACTTAAGAAAGATCTAACTGTATACGGCAATAACACAGACGTTCTTACTCTTCCAGAAAATCTATATAGAATAGATAAAATTTATGAAGACGATTTACTAGTGTATGAAAGAGATAATTCAGACGTTCAATTAGAATATCCAATAGAAATTGCCGACTCAAAAAATAGAATTAAGATTGTTAATACTTCATCTAAGAGTAAAGACACGGCAGAATCACCTATATTTTCAGTATTCTATTATCAAGGTGTATTCAAAAAAGATCATGCCTACAGAATAGATGGGATATGGGGCTGGGACTATATTCCAGCCGATATTGAGCAAGCGACGGCATTACTAGTAGAAGATTATTTATGCAATGATTTCAATATTAGAAACAAAAATATTGCAGAACTATCCAACGACTCATATGATATTAAATATGGCTCAGATTTCGCCACAGGCACAGGAAACCTTGCTGTAGACAACCTTATTGCTCATTATAAAGAGCCTAGATATTTGGTGATTTAATGTCTGGGTGTATTAGTTCAACAGCCTATACAATGAAAGCCGATATTTATTCTGCTTCTGTTACTCAGGGCGCGGCGGGTGAAGTAATAAGAACTTGGGTCAAGGAAGAAACTATAGACTGTTATGCCAGAGGTATTCTGCGTAAGGGTGTAGGTGAAAACTCAACAGCATTTGAAATTAATAATTATGTAAATATTCTTAATTCTATGGTCAAGGTAAGAACTAATAAAATTATTCCAGCAGATAAAAGAATCGTAAACATCAGAAACGATTATGAAACTGTTTATAAAGAAGGACAAGACCCATCTTCTGCTGGCGGCGTAGGTGGAGCAACCATCTTTGAGCCAAGAGGTAGCACCCCAATAATCAATTTTGACGGCTCAGTAATAGAGTATGAAACCGTTCTAATGAGGCAAGAAATTCAACGCCTGGATGTTTCTTAATGGCGTTAAAAGTTTTTAACACAGATAAATTTGCTGAAAAAGTTATGGCCCTATCTGTCTATGACAACACAGTTTTAACAGACCTATACCTGAATCCTTTGAATGCTCAGAAAATTAATCGCGGCGCGGCCATTCTTATAAAGAACTATTTTGACGAATATATGGATGCAAGATCCAAGCAGAATTCTCAGTCGTATCATCACGTTTACGAGTTTGATAGTGTTGGAGATAGATCTTCTAGGTTATTTAAAGCAGATATTAATAGCACGCCAGATGGAAGTGCTACAATAACTTATTCATTTACCAGCGCTAAAAGACCTAATAGAGAAGGATATCCCTTCCCCAATAAAGCAGAGGTCATGGAGGCTGGAAACCCGATTACCATCACTCCTAAAAAATCGGAGTATCTACAGTTCATGCTTGAGGATGGAAAATTTGTTAAAAGCAAACAAGTGGTTGTCAATAATCCTGGTGGACCTGGGGTGGCTAATAGTTTTACAACGACATTGAATAGATTTATGGTATCTCAAGCATATGCAGTATTAACTAAGTCAAGATATTTTCAAAGAATTGAAGGGGCTATGATTGCCAAAAGGAAACTTATGATTCCTAGGATAAACTCTGGACTTGTTGCAGAGGCAGCGCGTCGTGCTAAAATAGATGCAGATCAAATAACTGGAGGCTTGGGAGCATTCTATGCCTAGTTACACAGAACTTCCAATAGTTCTTATTAATAATTATTTGTGGGATCTTGCCCGTGGAAATGTTGCGGGTCAACCTACTATAGCAAGTGCTGTATGGAATACAGCATCATATACCTTCACTCCATTCTATCCAGTAAGTGAAAATCTCGCTCCTGATTCTGGGCCTATCCCGTACATCCTCTATGATTACATATTTTTACCAAAACCAGGAACTTTTTGGCCTATGGAAAAAGAAGAGGCAGATTATATTATTGTTGGGGATTTACCTCAAATATATTACATAAAAAACTACATAACTGAGGCTCTACAAAAATTTGATGAGAGTGCGCGGGAAGTAAATAACCATCTTCTTACCGCTTCAGTATCTACTAATTTTAAATACATAACGGTAGACCAAGAAAACTATATTGCGGAAGAAAAAAGAATTGGCAGTTTTGCCCCCAAGTTCATCACATGTCTTAAACTAACTTATGAATATACTAAATAAACATAGATATGATAATATATATATGAGGAAGCGTAATACAATATCGCTTCAAGGAGGTGAAAAAATAAATGGCCAGAGACTTTAATGCAAAGAATATTATTACAGGCGCAGCAACCGTATATGTCGGCAAGAACGGTGTAGAGAATAACAGAATCAATGTTTCATCTGCTACTGCAACCGCACAAGATCCAGGTAACGTTACTACAGTTACTGACGGTGAATGGTACCACCTAGGTTATACAATGGAAGGCGTTACGCTCAACATTGAACCAACCTTCAACGACGTTATGGTTGATCAGTTGCTTGACACAGCAAGACTGTTCAAGACTCAACAAAGAGTTACTGTCGCTACATCACTTACAGAGGCTACGCTAGAAAATCTTTATATTGCTATTGGTGGTGCTGCAACTGACTACCAAACTGCTTCCGCAGGCGCATCATATAACCAGATTACCGCAGCAGACGGCTCTGCAAGCGCCCTAGGTGCAGCAGGTGCTAGTGCAGTTTTCGTTAGTGGTTCCGCTAATGCACAGGTTCAGAATCTACTTCATCTTAATGGTGGTTCACTTGGTATTGCTCCCGTGGAGCGTTCCATGTGTTTCGTTGGTTCTGCACCCACCTCAGTTGCTGAATCAGGTGGTGCAAACAAGAGAGCAGAAAGAATCTACACGGTTTACCGCGCTGTTTCTGTTGAAGCAGTTGGTGTTGGCGTTCGTCGTGACGATGCCACAGTATTCCCTGTTAACTTCCGCGTTCTTCCATCTACCTCTAACGAGGCTCCTGACGGCAACGCTGCATACGGCAAGATTGTTGACCGTATCTTCTAATAATTCAACACAGTTTATGATAGGGACGCAGCAAAACGCTGCGTCTTTATCATTTATACGGTATAATATTGCTAAACAACGAAAGGATATCTAATGGCAACCAAAGTATACGAAACAGTAGAACTAGAACTTCTAGACGGCAGAACAATTACTGTCAAGCCCCTTAATCTTAAAAACCTCCGTGAGGTTATGAAGGAATGGCAGAAGGCCTCAGAAGTTCAGAACGAGGACGAGTTCCTTGATGTTCTTATTAAATGCACATCCATTGCTTTCCGCCAATTTGCTCCAGACTTGGCAGAGACTACGGAAGAACTTGAAGAAGCAGTAGACCTTCAGACAATGTATAAGATTCTTGAGGTTGCCGCCGATATCAAGTTGAATGACCCAAACCTAGTAGCGACGGCTCAGGAACTCGCTGGGAGGATCTAGACCTAGCCTCCATGCTCGGAGAAGTCTTTCTACTAGGACATTGGAAAGACTACGAAGAACTTGAATCGTCGCTATCTATGCCAGAACTTGCCGCTACATTAAAAGCAATTTATGAAGCGGAAAGAAGAAAGCAGAAGTTTATGGCCGCTCTTCAGGGCATAGACATTGACGAAAATTCTGAAGAACCGAAGGAGGAAGCCCGAATTCCTAGTGTAGAAGAAATTCAGGCTAGAGCAGTCGCTAGGCTGACTGGTGATACAAACATGGCTGGAGCAATTGAACAAGGGTTTACCCCAGATATGGGCGTTATATATGAGTTAGCAGAGGGTGTTGAATTTGGCTAACATTCACTCTACTATTACTTATAACGCAAATCTTTCTGCTGCCCAGGCACAGATCAAAGCCCTCACCACTCAGATTGGCGCTTTAACTGCTGCCTTTAACACTCTTGATAAATCCGCCCTTACTGCCCAAAGAAGTCTTGCTGCAACATTTGCGGCAGGAGTAGGGCAGACTGGCGGATTTACAACTTCAACTATTAAAGCAACAAGCGCTGTAGAAACTTTTGGCAGGCAACTTGCTGCAAATCGCCTTACTATGCGTCAGTATTTCCGCGAGGCGATTACTGGGTATACTCGTGAAAATAGTTTGATGCGTAGGCTTGCTGAACAGCAAGTAAGATATCAACAGTCCATCGCTGTACCCGTTGGCGGCGGACAGGCAATGATGATGACGCCTCAGAATATTAATGCAGCAAGTAATGCTGCTGCACTAGCATCACAAAGATTCTCAGTATTTAATCAACTGGTGAATGGCGGCGCAACTGCAATGCTTAACTGGGGTAAGAATACCCAATGGGCTGGTCGTCAATTGATGGTTGGCTTCACAGTACCCTTGATGCTTTTTACCGCCGTCGCGTCTAAACAGTTTAGAGATCTTGATAAAGAATTAACTAGGTTCCAAAAAGTATACGGATCAGAGTTAGGCGGATCAATGAGTGCTGCTACCGCAAGAATGAGGGATGATGTTAAAGAATTAGCATATGAAATTTCAAGAACATATGGTATTGCTGCTAAAGAAACTGCTGCTCTAGCCGCAGACATTGCTGCTACAGGTCAAGAAGGCGAGCAGTTAATGGGGGCTGTTCAACAAACTACAAGATTGGCTGTACTCGGTGAAGTAGATAGACAAGAGGCTATGAAGGCAACTTTAGCCCTACAGTCAGCGTTTAGACTTAATACTAACGAATTAGCAGAATCAATCAACTTCTTGAATGCTGTAGAAAATTCAACATCTGCCACTCTACAAGATTTATCTACTGCTATCCCTAAGGTTGGTCCAGTTGTTAGAAGTCTAGGTGGAGACATTAGAGACCTTGCAGAACTTCTTGTTGCTATGCGTGAAGGTGGCATTCCAGCGGCAGAAGCAGCCAATGCATTAAAATCTGGTCTTGCATCACTCATTAATCCAACAAAACAAGCCTCTGCAGTTGCTAAAGGTTTTGGGGTAGATCTTGTTGGGATAGTAGAAGCAAATCGCGGACAACTAATGCCCACTATTTATGCAATGAAAGATGCTTTAGCGGGTCTAGACAGTTTTTCAAGATCCCGTATCATTGAGCAAATATTTGGTAAATATCAGTTTGCAAGAATTACAGCCCTGTTTGATAATATTGGTAGGGCTGGATCTCAGACACAACAAGTTGTAGAACTTGCATCTAAGAGTTCTGCTGAGTTAGCAGCCATTGCTAATGGAGAAATTAGAACACTAACTGAATCAACTGCTGTCAAATTCCAAAGAACATTAGAGGAATTAAAAAATTCAATAATGCCAATAGGCGAGGTACTTACTGAAACACTTATTCCAATATTTGAATTTATTGGTAAGGGTGTAAAAATGTTTACATCATTCTTCCAAGCACTCCCTGGGCCAGTAAAGGATTTTGCTAAGTATAGTGTAGCCATTGCAGCGTTGGCTGGTCCAATAATTATGTTGGTGGGCCTGTTTGGAAACCTTTTTGCTAATGGCCTTAAATTTGGCTTGATGCTGACTAGGATCGGCGTAAGAATCGCAGGAATTAAAACAGAAAAGTTCGAATTACTTACTGCAGATATTATGGCTGCAAAACTTGGTGTAGACAGACTTACAACATCATTTGATACTCAGGAAAAGGCTCTCCTTAGACTTACAGGAGTTCTTTCTTCCTATGAAGCATCTCTTAGAAGATTAACTACTGCTAACCCAGCATTATTTGTTCCTGGGGCCATTCCTGGCCCACGGGGACAAGTTCCAATAAGAAGACAGAAGGGATCTACATCTCCAGAGCGTGTTCCTGGTGGATATGGTGGTGGAGATATAATTCCCGCCTTACTAGAACCAGGAGAATCAGTTGTTACTAAGGAGGCTACCGCTAAATATTGGCCAGTAATTTCTGCCATGAATAAAGGTCAATTGCCAGGATTTTCAGTAGGTGCAGTCTTCCTTGGAATGGCAAGAAAATATCAAGACGTACAGAGAGCAAAAGAATTAAGAGGAACCCTAAGCAGAGTAAATCAAGAAGCAACAACAGGAAGATTTGCTAGCCTGCCCGTTTCTGATATGGGTAAAAGAGTATCCTCTATTGGTGGTAAAAGTTCTGCCATTCCTGGTATTAATGGAGTGTATGAGCAAGGTGGAAAACAATATGTAATTAAGACTCATGACTCAGCAGATTCAGCGCTTGCTGAAATTCGTGGCTCACAATTGACAAGAGATATCTTTGGGCTTAAGACCCCAATACAAGAACTTGTAAAAATTAAGCATCCTGTTACAGGAGATATTGTATTTGCAGTACGATCACCGTATGATGCAAAATTTGCTTCTAGCACAGGAGTCATAGATAAAGATAATTTCTTCAATCAATCTATTGCATCTATTATGAGAAGGGATAAAGACCTTCAGCCAGATAATCTTTATGGAAATGTTGTTACTGACGTTGGGGCAGCATTTGTTGCAAACAAAGCCTCTCAGCCAAGAGTAATTGGCGGCCCTTTGCCATCAGTTCAAGAACAGGCAGAAATAAACTTCCTCATGAAAAAGGGCGGCGCTAGAAAGTGGTTTGCCGAAGAATCAGCAGTCCTTGCAAAATCCATGACAGAAAAAGAGTATGTTGAAGGATTTAAAAATGCTATTGCTCAAGCATCTGTAAAGGTTCGCGGAGCCATTGATAAACTTCCATACTTAGATAAAACAGAAAGACAAATGTATATGCGTCTTGTTCAGGATCTTAAAGACGCCGAAAAGATAGATTGGGCGGCAGTATATAGGTTCCACAAAGATATAGCGCCGGAGGTAAAGAAGCCTCCAACTGCTGCAGCAATTGCTAAAAAAGAAGCGGCAGAGGTTGAAAAAAATAGGCAAACTGGAGATATGGCTCCCTGGCAGTATGGTCTGCCTTTAACCTTTAATAAAGGCGGCTCTGTTCCAGGATCTGGTCGTGGAGATAAAATACCCGCCATGCTTGAGCCTGGTGAATTTGTAGTAAATCGTGCTGCCACACAAAAATATGCCCCCGTCTTAATGGAAATGAATCGCGGAACTTTACCAGGATTCCAAAAGGGCACCCCAGAAGATGAAAAATGGCTGCAAAGATATTCTGCCGCAGTAGAGGGTACAGGAAAAGGAAGGGCTTCAGTTAGAGCAAGAAGAAAAGACGGGGAATATGTTAGAAGTCGTCCAGCATCAGTTTCTAAAGCATTTGGTAACCTTTCCCCAGGCGAAGCAAGAGGTCACCTTATAGGTTCTGGCGGATTCATGAAGAATTTAAGGCTGGATAGTCAGGCTATCGCTTGGCACCCACAACTATGGAAGACCATCCTTGACTCTGAAAATCAAATGGCAAATCTTTTTGGATTGTCAAGTTCTTTACGGGGAAAACTTGAGGCAGCCCTGAAAGAAACAGGGGCTAATGCTAAAACTATAGATAGAATTATGACCTCATTGACTGGCGGAATCATGATTCATACTAAAGATATGAATGCATATGAAAAGGCGTTGGAAGTTTTAGCAACAAAGAAAGGTTTTTCTGCAGAAACTAGAGCAATATTAGACAGAACTTTATTAGATGCAAGAACAACAGGGTTAACTGGAGCCACTACACCGGACTTGAGGGCCGCACAAAGAGTTCAATTGCAGCAGTACGGTGCCATTGAAAGAAGATTGCAAGCAGATCCAGGCAATGAAATATTGCTTAAGGCTCGCCAAAAACTCGCGACACAAATAATTGCATTAGAAGAATACTTTGTAAAACTTGGCGTTAGCGCTAGTGAAATTCCAACTAAAGTTCTTAATAGTGTTAAAAAATATTCTAAGCAAGCATCCCCGTCACTAGAGGCTGATAGAGTTGGTAAGAATCTATCTGATGGATTTATTCAAGGAGCCAGCAAGGTAGACGGAAGACCCGCTGGAAAAGAACTTGGCAATGAAATAGTCTCTGGAACAAGATCAGTAAGTGGTGCAATGGGGCCACTAGGGTCATTAAGGGCCATAGGTCCAGGAGCAGAATCTTTAGGCCCTGCTACTAGAATAAGAGAGGCAATGCACCATGAGGCTGCAGCAAGATCTGTAGTAACAAAAGCCCTTCAAAAAGAAGTAATTGTACAAGGTATGATTACAGACAGCCAATTAAGAACAGATGCAATTCAAAAACAAGGGAATATAACTCTTGCTAATTGGATAAAGAGCCTTGAAACAGGGCTATGGGTTCATAAAGATGGAGCAGTTGCTGGTAAGAAAAGAACAGAAACACTAGAAGCACTTGCTAAAGAAGAAGCACATAGATTAGCCCTAGAGAAAAAACTTTCTGGAATTGTAACTATAAGACAACGTGCTGAAGAGCGTGCAGCAGAAACAGCCCGTATTAAGGCAAGTTCAGACGAAGCATTATCAAGAGCAAACGTAGCACGCGCCGCTTCTTCATTTGGAGTAGGTCCAAGCGGATCAATGGGATACTTTATGGGTGGAGTTTCCCCGTATTCGGCAGTATCAGAAAAATCATCTAGATTTGGAAATATGACTTTGGATGAAAGAAAACAACTTGCTGCTGCTAGAAGAGAGTCCTATTTATTACAAAGAGGTACTGCTCCAACTACTGGTCCATCAGTTGCAATAGGTAATGCAAAAGATGCCGCACAGAGCGGTATGCGGGGCATGAACGCAATGAACGCAATGTTTGCCTTATCTATGGTTACCTCTAGCATCTCAATGATGGGCGGGGCGTCCTCTGACGCCGCTGCAAAACTTGGCCTATTTACCACCGCCTTGATGACCGCTACCATGATGATGAATATGGGGCTAGGAAAAGGAACGTTTACTAATTTCTTAGGAATGAAATCTCTTGGTGGTAAAATGGCTGGCTCTGCTGCGGCTGGAAGGGCTGCTCAAATGGGTGGGGCTATGGCTGCTGCACGCGGCGGACAGATGGGCGGTGCAGCATTATTAGGTGCAGGGAGACTCCTTAGTGTGGCTGGCGGTCCTGTTGGCATTGCTGCAGGAATTAGTATAACTGCTGCTATTACTGGGTTTATGATGTATAGAAATGCAGCAGAAGAGGCTAGGCAAAGGGCTATAGCAGCATTTAATGATCCAGTAAAGAGTGCAGAATATTTTGGCGAGACAATTATGAGTGTATCCGACATTCTTGAAAAGAATAGGTTGTCCAATGTCTCTGAAGATTTACAGGAAATAGATAAAGCACTTAGAGAAGCAGTAAGCCAAGATTATGCCCCATTAATAGAGCAAATTAAATCTTTGTCTGCAGGAGCAGGCGCTCAAGAATTATCTATTGCATACAGCAATATGATTATTTCTGGAATGAGTGCAGAAAATGCTAAAGCAGCAATAGAGGCAATTGCTGCAGAGGCAGGGCTAGCGGGAGGAAAGGCTTTTACTGAGGCCGTAGGCCAGGGTTTACTTGACGAATCCTTAACGATTAAGGATGCAGTTAATAACGTTGTTGGTCAATTCTCTCCAGCAGAAACACAAATAGGAAATTCTGGTTTAACAATTTTACAAACTTTAGAAAAAGAACGTGCCGCCCTAGAAGAAGAAAGAAGAAAAATTCTTTCTGGAGAAACTCGTGCAGAACAAAATAGGATTGGTCCAGCAGGACCAACAGAAACTCCAGATGGGCCAGGGTATGTACCTATTGCTCCAACAAGTAGAGAAGAAGAAAATAGATTAAAGGCAATAGGCGATGAATTAGATGCCATAGGAAATAGAATAGAAGATCTATTAACAGTAAATCCAGAAATGCTATCTGGAGTAATAGACTCATTAGTTATGGCATACCAGCAAGACCCTACCGCTGCCATAGAAGGATTTGAAAAATTAACAGAAATAATTAATAATCTAGAAGATCCAGATGATAGGACTGCTGCAATAGGAAGGCTATCAGATTACCTGAGGGATACCTATGGAGCAGAATGGGAAACAGTTCTACAAACAATAGACACCGCAGAAGAAACTGTAGTTGCAACTCAAATGGCTATTGCCGGAATTTCTTTAGATAAGGCCATCAATGATGCTGGCGAATTTGACATTGCTCTTGGCCGAGCGGCAGTAAGTGCTAAATCACTAGCAGATGCGACTAAACTTCTTAGAATAGAAGCAGAAGA